GGGCCGGCCGTTGGCTCCGAACGCCGCCTCGCAAGCCTCGCGCAACGTCTTGTGCCCGGCGCGCCGGAATGCCCTGACAAAGCCTCGCGCGGTCCTGTACCGCCCGCGATAGCCTGCCATCAGGTCAGGCCCGCCGGCGGCAAGCACCACGTCGGCAACCACCATGCAGCAGTCGTTGACGCCGAAGCGGATCGGGCCTTCGCAGCGATCCCAGAAGAGGTCGAGCGGGCTCAATCCGGCGCCTCCCAGTTGATCTGCGTGTTCTTCAATTCCGACATCAGGTCGAACCCGGTGTCGGTGTCGGGATTGAGCCCGATGGAGATCAGGTAGTTCCGCTGTTCCTCGACATCCCAAACCGCGGATGATTGCCGCTCCAGGAAGTAAAAGCCGCCATTCGATGCAATCCGCATCGTCGCCTGGCCGTTCGGCTCAATGGCAAACGTCGGCTGGTCGAGTTCCGATTCCGAAAGCAGTTCCTGAAACCGGACGCGATAGTCAGCTCCGAGAAACGCCTTCCACACCCAGGCCCGGTTTCCCTTCACCGTCTGGTCGAGATAGCTGACAAACTCCTCATCGATGCCAGACAGCGTGAACACGACGTCGGTGACTTGGACTTCCGTATCCGACGGCGCGATCTGCACCGAGCCCAGCCGGCCGACGCCCTTCCAGACCTTCTCGTCATGGTCGAGCAGCCCAAGCCCATCCCACAGATAGACCGCTCCATCCGGATGCTCGACCTTGACGAGAAGGACCTCCGGTGAATTGCCTTCGCGCAACACCTGGTCAAGCGTCTGCCTAGTCAAGGAACGGCACCTCGATTGCCTGGATCGAAGCCTCCCCGGTGGCGTAGGAGCGCTGCATGGTCCCTTCATCCGGGCTCAGCAGCACGAACCGGCCCGTAGGCTTGTGCAGGTTCACCTGATCGCCGGCGAGCTGCGGCTTATGGAGGCGCCATGCCAGCAGCACGGTCGTCTCGCCATTGGCGTCTGACACCGCTTCGTCCATGATCATGTAGAGGTTGCCCCCGACCTCGATATGGTCGCCGGCCTTGAACACGGTCGCCGACGGCACCAAGCCCGTCAGATGAAGCGCATCGGCGTAGCGCGGCGCATCCGAGCCGACATAGGCGAGCGTCGATCCGTCATCGATATGGTAGACCCCATCGACCAGGTATGCCCCGTCGATCACGTATTGGCCCTGATTGCGCCTGCCATTCGGATAACGTGGATTCCAGATGCCGGCGCCGACACCGCGCGGATAGACGCGCAGGGGATCCCACATCCGGAAGGCGACCGACGTGCCGCCAAGACGCTTCACCCACACTTCGAACTCAAAACGCAGATCGCCATCCGCGCCCTTGGTGAAGGGACCGAAGTCGAGCTTTGCTGTCCAGCGCTCGAACCGTGGCCCGGTTGAGCGCGGCGTCGGAGCCCACTGTCCCGTCGAGAACTCGCCCTCCGGCACGAGCCGGAAGGACCCGCCACGGACCCGGAAAAGCCTGGCTGGTAGGTCTATGGTGCGAAGCGGATAGCTCATGAGCGGAAGATGCCCGGCCGGTTGCGGGATGCAGTCTGGACAGCATTGACAGCATCGCGTGAAAGCTGCGGACGGAACTCTCGCACAATGACCCCGGCCGTCTGGCCGCTGATCTGCTGGACGCGCGGCGTGAACATCGCGCCTTCCTCGCCTACCAGGGTGATGATCATCTGCTGCGGTCCTGCCTGGCGAGCGCCCGTGCCCTTGGGCAATACGACCTCGCCCTTCTGCAGGATGGCCGGGACTTCGCCGGGCCGCAGGCCTGCAACGCCGCCCGAGTGGTATCGAGGAGCGCCAGCAAACACCGCCGGATGCACGTTGCGCTTTGGCCCGCCCTGTCCAACAACGCCGCCCTGATGGAAGATCGACCCGAGTATCCCGGACAGGAAGCCGCCAATCCCGCCGCCGCCCCTGACTGACGGCATCGACAGCAGCTGTTGGGCGACCTGTGCCAGGATACTGAGAAGCTCCCGACCCTCCAGCTTGCCGTCGGACAGTGCCGTTGCGAGGCTGTTGAGCGCGGTCTTCCCGACTTCCTGCAGGGTTTTGTAAGCCTGCTCCTGCTGCTTGATCGCCTCCTTTTCGTTGTAGGTCGCCGTGACGAGCTGCTCGATCTGCGCTTTCTGCTCCGCCGTTGCCGCAGCGCCGGCGCGTCGGATGGCATTGGCCTTCTCGCGTTCCAACGCCGTCGCGCCGACCATTTCGCGCTCGAACTGCAACTGCTCGATCAGGTCGGCGACAGCCTTGGCCTCTCGCTCCGCTTCTGAGACGCCGCCTCGCCCTTTGGGCAGACGCGCCTGCTCGATCTGGAATTGCGACTTCGTTGCGTTGGCACGCCGGTTCTGCAACTCCATCGAGTCGATGAACTGGCCACCACCGCTGTACACCGGACCAACAGCACCGAGCGGATTGCGTGCATTGAAGTCCTGAATGGCGAGGTCGGAGCGCAACTGCACGGCGCGCTCGCTGGCTGTGGCGATCGACGAAGCCAGTGCGTCGAATTGCGCGGCCAGAGCCGCCGTAGCCGGTATCGAAGTGCTGTCGAACAGCGATGACAGGGACGAGTGAACCGCGTTGGCCTCTTCGACCCCGCCTTTCTCGTCGCGCACGGCTTGATCGAGTGCGGCGAACGCTTCCTGCAACCGAGCGATGGCTTCAGGGGCGGCGCCCGCATTCTGCAGTCGCGCCAGCAGGTCAACGATGTCGATGTTGAGCGCTTTGACCTGCGCCCGCGCCTCGGAATAGGCCGCCTCAAGGCTGATATCAGTCGCTTCCTGCAACTGCGCCTGCGTTGCGAGCTTCTCGCGCTCCTCCGCATAGGCCCGAATTGCCGGCAGAGTGTCGCCCCATTCCTTGGCGACCTGGTTGATCAGTTCCGCCTCGCGTTTCAGGACTTCGGCGGACTTCTCCCCATCCGAAAGCAAGCTGGTGAAATACTGGATTGCCGTGCCGCCAAGCCCGATCACTGCGATGGTCGCGAGTGAGACCGGGTTGAGCAGCGATGCGAACGCACCGCCCAACGCGCCGACGGTTGCGCGAAGACCGCCACCGCCGAGTGCCTGGTTGATCTGCGTTCCCTGCTGTAGCGCGATTAGGAACGGCGACTGCCCGCCGGCAAGCTGCACGCCGATATCGTTGAATTGCGCCGCGAGATTGGAGGTTTCGACCCGCGTGCGCGAAATCTCTCCCCTCATGCGGGTCAGGCCCGGCGTGCCGCGAGAACCGACGCTAGCCAGCGCATTCTCCGCGCGCGTGCCCGCCTTCTCGATATCGGCGAACGTCTTGTTGGCGTCTCCCCGCGCTTTCGTCAGCGCCTTTTCAAGGGAGGTGAACCTCGCCTCGAAAACGGCGAGCAGCCGCTCTGCCTCAATTGCCATCAGGCGACTCCCCGAGCTGCCATTGTCGCGAGATCGAACTCGGCTTCCGTCGGCGCCTTCGGCTTCCCGTCGCCGTTAGCCTTGTTCCAGCGGGTGACGATCACCCACCATTGCCCGAGCGAAAGGTCGCCAGGGTCCTTGATGCCCATCAGGACGGCGTTGCCGTAGATTGCGCCGAAGTCGATGCGCTTGACTTCGGCGCCAACGCTTCCCCCGAGGCATCGTCCTCCAAATCCTCGGAATGGACGCGCTCCATTGCCGCGCGAAGAATGACCTCACCCAACGCAACGCTTTCTGCCAGGGGCCGCTCATCGACATAGCGCTTAACCAGCGCGCGGGCGTCGAGGGGCTTCATGCCGCCGCCTATCAGCCCGATCCGGATCGTCTCGGAATAGTGCTTCACGCGCGCGAAGGGGATTCGCTCGCTCATGGCTGCGTAGAGCAGGAAGATCGACATATCGACGGCCGCCTCAAGCTCGTCGATCTCGGCGAGCCCGAGGCGGAAGGTGTGCTCGCCTCCTGCCCAGGTCAGGTCTATTGCGCCATGCCGGTTCATGCGCTGGCGTCCACCCACGTCACGACGCCGTCGCTTTCGAGCGTGACCGATACCTGCGCCTTTTCGTTGCGCGTGCCGGTGACTTCCCAGCCAGTCAGCTTGAACGACCCAGCCCAATGCCCGCCACCATTGGCGAGGCTGACGCCGTTCAACAGTACGCGGACGTTCTTGCCATCATCGCCACGGAACCACTCGTCCCAATCCTTGACACTGGTCGTGTGGAGCATGCCACTGCCGCTGATCGTCGCCGACAGTCCGTCCTTATTCACGACCGACCAGGACGGATCGTCGATATTTTCGCAGTCAGGTATCACCTGCCGGTTCGTTTCCGAGGCGAAGGCAATGCCGCGTTCGGTGTTGATGAGGCAATCGTGCGCGAAGACCTCGGGTGAGGCGCCGTCGCCGATCTGGACGAGCAACTGCGTCCCGTTCATGTGTTTGACGGTTGCCATTGGTTTCTCCTATGAATGGCGTCAGGCGGGCTGGAGCACGTAGCGAAAGGTTAGGACGGCATGCTCCGTGAGGCCGTCCGGGTCGCGCAACACCTGCGAGTTCTCAAGCGCGTGAATGATCACGGTGAAGCCTGTCACGGTCAGCACCGTGTTCAGGCAGGTAACGACCGCAGCAAGCAAGTCCTTCACCTCGGCCTTCGATCCGGTCGAGGGCCGGGACCAGACATGGACATCCGAGAAGACTTCCCAGCCATCGTCACAGGTGTTCCCGTCGTCCAGCACCTGCTCATCGCCGATCGTGATGTACGGGAAAGCCGCCAGTTCCGGCACGCGGTCGTAAATGCGCCCACCGGCAATGGCCGTCGCCTCGTTGAGCTTGGCGAAAATGGCCTTTTGCAGAGCTGAGCCGATCATCTGAAGGCCTTCCTCGCCCCAGCCGTGATAGACCGCTGCAAGCGCGATCGCGCACGCTTCCGGCTTAGCCTGATCGCCGGGAAGAAAAACGGGTTGGCAGGCATGCCCTTGCGCCCAAACTCCTGTAGGCGCGCGTTCTGGTAAAACTTGCCGTTCTCGCCCTTGACGAGCGTGTTCTTGCTCCCGGCATACATGGTGACGGCAAGACCGCGGCTCAGCTTGGCCGACCTTGCATTGGCCGCGGACGATGCCGTTGAATCCGGCCCGCCGCCGCCGCCGAACTTGAACCCGATGCTCGATCGAAGGTCTGGCGCGGCGGTGCTCTCGTCATCCGGAACGAAACGCCGCATCAGGTCGGTTGCTTCCTCCGCCGAAACCCGGAGCGCCTTTCGGACCTCATTCAGAAGCTCGAACGGGAAAGCGCTGATCTGCTTCAGGAATGCGTCTTTGCCCTTGACCTTCATCAGACCGCAACGCCCTTCTCAGCCAGGAAATCGAGCCAGGCCCGATCATCGCTCGGCGTGATGTCCTTGATGTTGAACACCGCCCCGCTCCGCTTGTCGGTGACACGCCAGTCCGTCGTCACCGTC